GTCCAGATAACGTATGCTATCGGCGTAATCAAGCCAGCCGTAAGCAGTTACGCTTGCTAGATGGTTGCGGAAATCGATAGTAACCTCATCTAGGGCTATTTTCCCACCCCAGTAACCCTCAATATGCAAAAACAATATATCGCCAAGCGCCTTTGCGGTCTCCCACTGTGCCTGGTCTATCGTCAGGGATACCGATCCGCTATCTATAGCGCCTTCCCCTACACTCCCCCCGTGATTTATAGATATGTTCTTTTCTACATATTTGTCAATCACCACGAACCTGGTTAAATCGCTGGCGTCCAACACCCTAATCGTTACTATGTTGCTAATATTTCCCATAACGCCTACCATGCCTACGCATACTTTTAGACAGCTCTTTTGTGAACTTCTGCATTGCAATTTGGGAATCACTCAATAAAATCGGATTATTAATGTTAATGTTCTGGTTTTGGTTGCCAACGCCCATTTTTACCAACATTTCGCGCACGCCTGATAACGCCTGGGGATTGTCCAGTGGAATTGCCAATTCTCTGCCCGCCTCTCCGATCTGTGCTGTAATCCCGCCGGGGGTCGCTACTAGACCGCCTTGGGCAAGTTTTGAGAATGCGCCTTTGGCTACACCTGCCGCAAGATAAAAGGGTATAAATTGCGCGCTTGCCGCCAACGCCGCGCCCGCGGTAGCAAAAATCCCAGCGGGGAAACCTAATGTCTTTATTGCATCTTTTGCAGCGCTTGCCATCGCCTCTGTTCTCATCATATCGATGACACCAATCAATGCACTATACATCATATCGCCCAGACCAGTGAAGAAATCCCTAAAATTCACACTGGAATCGGCGATCCATTGCCCCGTTGTTTCGCCAAGTGAAGTAAAAACAGTAGCATACGCACCCGACCAAGATTCTAATCCCGCTTGGATTTTATCTTGCATTGCCTGTGTAGCTTCTGCCCTCTTATTCTCTCCGTCGTTCTCTATTTTTGCAATGTCCTTTTGGTGTGCTTTTGTTAATTGTTTTTTCTTGTTTTGATAGCTTTTAAGCCCTTTTATATTGTCTTTTTGGAATTTGTCTAGTCTTTTCTTGGCAGCTTTCAGCTGGAGCGCAGCCTGCTTTAGACCCTTTTTGTCACCAGCTTTTTTGAATGCGTCCCGCTTCTTAGTCCATTCTTTTATATCTTTTAGAAATACTTTCTCGGCTTCTGAAGTTATACCCTTGAGTTCCCTTGCTTTATTCTTTTCTATCACTAGCTCAAGCGAAGCGGAAACCAAAAGGAAATCTGTCTTCTCTTTATTGATTTCTTTATTCTTTTTTGCATAATCCTCAAGAGACATTTTCCCCTTGTCAAATTCTGTATCAAGCTCGTCTTGCGCTTTTTTCCACGCTTTGTTTTTGGCAGCAAGCGCCTTTTCAGACGTATCTTGATGAGCTTCAAGAATTAAGTCATATCGTTCATTTATTTCTTCAACGCGTTCCAATTCCTCCTGTGAGAGTCCTGGCGCTTGCATAGATCCGCCACCGCCACCGCCACCGTTACTTTTTTGCTGTGAAGGGCCTCCGCCTGTTCTTTTGGGTGGTTTTTTTGTTGTTCTCCCCGTTACGGTTTCATCGGCGAGTCCTTGTGTATAATTTACACCGGATTGCGTTGTAATGATTATGCTGCCATCCTTGCCGACTGTTTTCCATTCGTTTGGTTTTCCAGTTGGCAAGCTTACTTGTCCCTCGCTATACTTGTTTTCTAACTCTTTACTCTTTAATTCTTTAACTCTCGCCGCCTCTTTTTGCAGACGGGCTGCCTCTCTAGCCGCTTCCCTCAATTTGCCAACCAATCCCTGCACAGCGCCCTGTATCCCTGTTATCTGGCTTATCCATGTGCCCGAAAATTTTGCTCCATTAGCTACCATTTCAGCATTCTTAATTTCGCTGCCAACTCCCTGCCAGCCAGCTGCCATATCCTTCATTTTACTTATGGGTTTACTGGCAAAATCTAAATCAGACATATTCATAAGATCAGACTTGTGTTGTTTTAATGCTGCCCTATTTCTATGAATTGCTTGAATTCTTTCATCAGAAGCCTTGACACCTTTTTGCCGCAATACAACCTCCTGTGCTGTCAACCCCTTGAGCACTGCTTCCGTCGCTTCTATTGCGGTTTTGCGATCCGAAAAAGAACGCGTGCCAGTCTCCATATCATCTATCATTTGACTGGCAAATTGCCTGGCGTTTGCAGCATGCTCTTTTTGCTCCTGGGCAAATCGCGCACGTTCTTTTGCTGCTTTTTTTAGTATATCTTCTGTGCTTTTAACAATATTATATAATTTCGTTAACTGGCTCACAGTAAACGTTATCGCTGCCGCTAGCGCCATCATTTTGACCTGCGCACTCAATCCAGCGAAACCCCCCTTAAGATTTTTAAGAGCCTTGCTAGAACCGCCAATATGGGTGTTAAGATTGCGAAATCCCGTGACCATACGAGTTGCCATTCCACCCATCGGACCTAGTGCGGCGCGCATCACAAGCATTTGCACAGCTGCGTTTCGAATTGGTTTGGGAACGGCATCAAAAAGTCCTGTAAGACTTTTTGCTATAGCAGCTATGGGTTTTAAAACTGGAAGAACCGCCTTGCCCAGGTCAGTCAAGATTGCCATGCCTGTCTTTTTTAGCAATTTCAATTGATTTTCTATAGACTCTTTTTGAATTTCAAATGCCCGCTGGGTTTCGCCAGTTTTATCCATACGCGATCTGACTTCTGTTAGCTTTTCGAATTGATTAACCAGCGCCTTGACTGCCTTTTGTGCCCTGATACTAGGAATGATTGCCTTCCAATCTTGTGCCGAAAGATTCGCTGCCTTTAATTTCCCGATTGTCTTTATAATCCCATCAGCCTGGACATCTATAGTAATCCCCAGCTCTTCGAGGCGTTTTTTTGCACCTGTACTAGGAGCGTCTAAAGACAGTATAGCCCGATTCATAGCCGACATTGCCCGCGGTGTTTTTATTCCTGCCAATGTAAGCGTTGCAATGGTTGACATGAGATCTTTTAATGGAATTTTTGCCATATTGGCGCTTGAAACGATTTGCCCGATTGATGACGCCAATTCAGGCATAGTTGTTTTGCCTAACTTTACTGTGTTGAACATTGTATCATAAACGTTTGTCAATTCGCTTGTTTCGAGCTTATACGCGTTAAGAATAGTTGTTCCCAAATCGGCAGCTTCGCGAACTGAAGTCAAACCACCCATAGCAGCATAACTCGCAACCCGAAGCGCCTCAAACATCTGCTCATTCCCATGCCCTGCGGACTGCAGATCATACATGCCCGCGGTTAGGTCCCCAAAATCAATAGGAATATCAGACATTGCCCGCAGTTTCTTTTCCATTCGCGGTAGAGTTCTCGCCGCGGTCTCATCCATGAGGGTAGCAACATCGCGCAGTCCAGTATCCAGCTCGGTCAGCCCGCTAATTAATTGACTGGCAAATGGGATCGCATTAAGCGCAAGCATCGCGCCCTGGATATTCTGCAATCCGCCTACGGAAGATTGTATTTTTTGCTGACTCTCAGCCGAGTCAACCGAAATCTTAATCTTAATGTGGTTTTCTGCCATGCCCCCCCCCCCTTACTTGACTTATTCTCCGCTAAAAACCTTCACCAATATATCAATAACAGTATTAACAGGGTTCGCCTTATATTTTTCAATCTGTCTATCTATTCCATATTGATATAATAAAGTCAACCTGGTCAAAGGCTGGATTGTTATGTATTCCCAGCTCCAGCCATATTCGGCGATTAGCGCTTCTAACATCTCAATCGTTCTGTCAACTACGATCATTTCCCACTCCACAGGGTCTATTACTTTTTTTTTCCCTCTTTTTGATTTGTGAAATGTCGCCCGAAAAAAGCAGCATCCGTAAAAAGGTCAACACAGTTTTTTTCGATTTCATCTCGAATCGCGCTGATCCCATAATCCTCAATTAACGTTGCCCAAAAAAGCGCAGATAATCTCTCAATCACTGGAGTTGGCTTTGGTTCGCTATGCTCATCCTGTCGTAGATATATATAGAGCAACCGCTGAAAGATAGACACGAAATGATTAGATTCCTGTTCCGTTAGATCTATTTTGCCGCGCCCCCGATCCTTTATGGAATCAAAAATCATGCCAATTTCTGTTAGCAAGCCCAGTTGCTGCATTAGAAAAAACCCGCGGTAATTCAAACAATGGAACTCTAAATCCAAAAAAGTAAAGGTCTCCCTGATGCTTGCTTCGGCATTCTTGACAACCTGGAGATACTTGGCATTGTTAATTTTTTTCGCCTTCGTTTCGTTCATTTCTACACTCCTGTCTCAGTGTTTAAAAAATCGTCAAAAAACCTCGTTTTTAACCCGCTCTGTCAGCGAGTCTGTGAAAAAACCGCTTCAAACCCGCATGGTTGCGTTGTTTAAAGCAAGACAACGGTATACTGTCATCTCTCAAGTCCCCAATCACGATATACCGTCATCTCTCGCCGACCCGCTCTGTAGGCGAATAGCTTGGCAACCAACATTTTCTGCCCTTGTAACTGACTGTCTTTCAACACGTTACACTCGCTTCATTTTTTTATTTTTACGCAACTTTTTTCCTCTTTTTTTTCATTCGCAAACCACGCTATAGCGTCGTTTCGGCGTCCATTCTAAGCGCACAAAAAGATTTTTTAATAGCATAGCATCAAAAAACATTTTTCTTGTTTCCCGTGCGTTTTAGACGCCCTCTACGCCGTTTTTTTGTTTGGCATGGTTTTTGTTCGCCTTTTTCGTTGGCACAGTTCTTGCTTAGTAAGGCTTGGCAATTCCAGAAGTTACTGAATCCCACGTGCTATCGTCTCCGCTCGTTCCATCGCTCCTGGGATAGAGCAACACTTTTAGAGTCAGCGGTTTCTGAAAAGTATGCGCCGAAATGTCAACGCTACTTTTCTCAGAAATAAAACAGCGATATAAACTGTAAAGCGTTATCGTATCTTTTCCGCCCGCGGTCCTGCCATACGATGTTATGTTGAGTTTTATTAATCCAGGCAGATCATCTAGCTTATGTGTGATCTGGATATTGTCAGTTCCCGCGACAGCATAAAGATAAGTAGCCTGACATTGAGTCAAAGTTTCCGCCGCTGCAAATGTAACCACCGCGCCAGCTAGACTATACGATTCTCCCACCACTTCGCTGCCAACCGCCACCTCTTTATATCTTATATATTCGCGAGTTCCTGCAACATGCTTGTCCACAATTAATACGCAATCCAAAGACGGCGGATTTGCGAGTGTAAATGTTGGCGGCGCCCCTGCGGGAGTTATTGTTTCTGGTTTTGTAATCTCGTAACCAGCTACCGCGCCAACTGTCGCGCCTGAAAGAAGTGCCTCGATATCCGGCGAAACGCCAAAAAGTGAAATCGTAGCCTCCTCCTCTAGATGCATGGTAACACCTGGAATCGTATTTCGCAAATTGACTGTGCTTTCGTCAGTTATTGTTTTCTGTTTCGAGCCAATTTTTAAATCTTTAACCTGATAAGCTCCATAAAAAATATTCCCGTCTATGTCCTTGATTCCGCAGATCGGAAATCTGCCATACTCGGTTATTGGTGTTCCTCTGCTTACGCCCATTTTTCACTCCTTTTTTTACTACTTACGCCAGGTTTTACTAGCAGTAGCACGGTAGTTTATATCAAATTCTGTATGTCTTTCTACTTTTGCTTGCCCTTTATATGTTAATGTCACATAACCACACTCCATACTGGGATTATAACAGTCGAGAACGTTGGAAGGCAAAAATCCGGATAACAAATCAAAAAGCACGCCAGCCCGAAGTGAATCTTGCATACTTTCCTCTGCGCGATCAATTATACGATTGACCAATGTTAACCTAACCGTGATCTCAAGAAACCCTTCCTCTGTTTTCTCGGCGCATTTCCAAATCGCCATATATAGCCCAATTGGAGCTGGTATGCTCATGTCGTCATGCACAAAAACCTCAATATCCGCTATATAAGGATAGTCCACAAGTCCTTTATGATTATCTATCATGGTTTTTATGTCATATCTAACCTGACTTAGTAGGCTATAAACATTTATCATCTATTTATTAGTTTATTTAAGTGTCTTTTAACCATATTAATGACTCTCCGTTCAGATTTTTTATCCGCAATGAAAAAAGGACGCGCTGGAACGCCATGCCCAAATTGATGTTTCTCAGCATAATGTATATATGGCATGCCAATGTTAAGATCTTTCCCCTCTCTTATATATCTCCCAGGCCGAAGCGCTGCCTTACGCATTTCGCCCGTCCTCACCAGTATACTCTTTTTGCCATATCCACTTGCAATTTTCTCAGCTAAATAGCCCGCGCTGAGCGGCGCCCAGTTTTGTTGTTTAAATTGTCGCCTGATAGAGCGCCTGACTTCCAGGTCAACCGTTGACGCAAGAATTTCGAACACTTTTACACCTACCCCCCCCATGAGTCTTTTCATTTTTTCTGAAACCTCAACCAGACCCTCTATTTTTATCATCTCTCTATCCTTGCCGACCCAATTTTTCGCAAATCCGCACCATAGCTATCCCAAGAAACCCGTCCCATCTGGATGCGCGAAGCCATTCTATCCCGTTCACGCATCCGTTTTTTTAAATCTTCCGAGCCGATTAGCATGCTATTCCGATCATGTATCCGCTGCAATAATTCACAAATTGCAACCTGTCTATACATTTCTTGCATAGCATCAGGAGCTGAACCCGCATCCCAAATATCAAAAAACTGTGAGAAGTTGGCATGAAATCTCGCTTTCAAATTCACTTCCGCGAAATCAAGGCAAGACTCTATATCCACATCCGTCCATGCAGTGGTCGCAGCAATCATTTTCAGACGATCGTTAATACTACTAACGGTAACTCCCCACCATGCCATGTTTTATTTTCCCGCTCTCTTTTTTGGCACGATTTTTCTTGAAAAAACCCGTTTTCCCAAAAAAGTCGTATATGTATTCCCTTCCAGCTCCTTGCCATATTTGTTTATTAAATATTTAAGAAACCACTCAATGGCGACCAAAACATAATCCCAGATGTGATCGGGTAAATCCCAACCAATAACAACCTCAACAAAATATTCAAGAACCGAGACTATAAACTCAGCACGCTCTGCTTTGGCAAGGTTTTTGCTAACGCTCCAAACGATCTGAACTAAAGCATAGCCCAATTCCAGCACCATCTTCGCAGACCATTCACCTTTTACGATGCTTTTGATGCTTTTCTCAATCACGGCAAAATGTGCATGGTATTCTGAATACTTTTCCTTGTATTTTTTCAAAACTGCTGCGTTTTTCGCCTCTTTTGACAGGTTTTTTCTTGCCAAGTTCGCTGCCTGCTTAATTTTGTGTAGTTGTAAATTCATTTTTTCAACTCCTTAATAACAGCCATATAAGGCTGATTGTCAAAAAATTCAAACCGAGCTCCCACCCGATCGCCTGCCAAAGCCCCATACGTCCACGCTGCCAGCGCTTCACACGCAGAGGAAAAAATCCGTTATGGCAAAACCAGAAAGATTTTGCACGCCCAAACACTATCTTATAAATGGCTTCTGTGAGGTCAACCAAATTAGCTAGCACAAATCCCCAGATTAGAAAGACAACGCCCTCTACGCGGGTCAGTGTTCCTATCTGTAAGGCTAACACAACGCACAACGCGAGCCAAAGGGGATAATAGTTCACAATTAAATTATAAGCCCGCCTTAGCCATGTCTTTTCCCTACGATACCAGCCACCACGCGGGTAAAATTCTGGATACAGATCGCAAAGGAAATGAGAACAGAACCCCAGTGGGATAAGATAAAGATAGGGATTCTTAACGCCCATTTTGATCAAGACTGCCGCAAAAAGCATGCCAACCGAGCCGTGCATCGTAGTATACATTTACCCTTCCCCTTTACGTCGGATTTTACTCACCACTAGGTCGTCTACGAGCATTTTGACCAATTTCCAGATGATGCGCACAATTAAACGCTTTTTTCCTACCACGACGCGCCCGCCCCTAGCCAATCGCGTTTTTTATACCCAAAATCTACATGCACTCCCCACACATAAGCACCTATACCCATCTTGTCTGAGTAAACTTTACATGCAAAATGTCGTTTCCAAAAGAAATCTACCTCATCCCGAGACAACAAAGCGGTATTTTTCCAAAATTTACGTATATAATTCTTATACTCTCTTAAGCTTCCCTTAATAGGCACAGAATCCATAGCCCGAAATTCCATGTGCTTGCTCTTCTCAGCCCCCCCCACCGCCTGGTTGTTCTCAGGGCTTCGATATCCACTTATGATACGAATCGGGCCAAAACGCAAACGCAAAAACTCAAGGAAAATGAGCGCCTGTAAGCAGTTCCTCCACAGCCTCTGAGGTGGTAGATTATAAACCCTTTGACCCCGAACCAAACATAACTCATGTGCGTTAAAATGCGCTATCTCGTTGTCAGTCAAGAAGTTATCAAGCCCAACATAGGTATCTGGATAAGTTTTAACGCGCATCTTTCTCCTTTCCAGCCCATAATAGATCAACTTTTACCTTCAACCCGCTAATGCACTTTAATTGTTGCTTTATTTCCCGCAAGTTCCGTTCTATATTCAAAAACTTCTCGTTTGCAACGCCTTTTGAACCATTCCCAATAACGCCCGAAGCCTGCAAAAGTAAATAGAGAAGGAGCGTAAAAACCGAGCTCCCACTAGCTGTTGCTATCCCGCGTGCGTTCCCGTTTTTTAACAGATTTCCTACCACGCTTTTCCCCTCTCTCTTTATACTGTTTTTTACCCCTTTTTAGGGAAGGCTTTCGCCCCCCCCCTCCCCTTAGGCTATTTCTTTTGGCACGCATTATTAACTTCCAAAAAAACCGATATAGCTAACCTTAGGCGCGCCGGCCGAATAAAGAACGACGTCAAAAAGCTCCAAGAAAAGCGAATCCAAAATCAGCTCATCATACTGATTCCGCAGCCAATGCGTGGTGAGATCGTTATCCCAAATTAGTGCAGCTCCCGCATCACGCGCAACAATCTGGACACCCAAAGCCACTGCAGAATGCAGTGTAATCACAGCACGGGTCGTCCCCGTAGCGAATTGCAGTATTGTTTTGGTCGCAGCGACAAGCGTTACTTTCGCATTCGCAGTAGAAATTGTCTTTCCGTATAGTTTCCTCGCTGGTGTGCTCATCTGCCCCTCCTTATGGTATAATTTTTAGAGCCTTGACACACATCGGGTTAACCAGGATCGGAATGCCGTAATAACTGATCTGCTCCCAGTATTTATAGGGCTTCTTCTCCCCTGATTTTACCCCACCACCACTATTTACGCCGTAGCCTACCCGACCCGTACTAGGATCAACAACTCGCGCTAATACCCATGCTTTTCGAGAATCCCTAGGCATAAAATAAATCACATTGTCCGTCAAAAATGGAAGACCTGCATGCACTAGCGGCGTTCCGCTGATTTTTCCCCATCTGCCAGCATGTTTTTGCCAATCTAATCCCTGCCAGCCCCTAGGGACTTGTCCTGGACGTCCATACATGAGGTCACTCTTAATCCCCTCATCCATAGCTCCCCAATCACCAGTTATTGCCGTCCGAATCGTCTTGCCCGTTGTATTATTGTAAAATGCAATAACTTCATCAATTCCATTCTCATTTAGCGTATCCAAAATTCCTGCCAAATCACCGTAGACATCAGAACCAGCTGCAAGCCAAGACACAGCAACCGTAGTTAGGATCGTATGTCCAGTTACATTCATATCTACGCCAGGATCTATGGCATCCACGCCTGCAACCTGCGTAATCGTTCCCAAACTTCCCTGCTCAGCAATAGCATGCTCCAGGCGAGCCTCTATAGACCGCTGACAAGCGTTCCTCATCAGCGCTCTTGCCTTCATTTCGCTCAGTGGGTTACCCGCCTCGTCAGTCAGTCCGTTCTGCACCATGTCAGCCTGCGAGAGGCTCTTTTCGATCAACATGGGAAGCGCATTTACCTCTTTTTGACCTGGACGCTGATCGTGTAGCTGCTGTGCATTAGCACCTATGGTAGAGACCCCACCCATCTCACCTTTTTGCATACCTTGAGACACGCCTAGACGTCCCGTAGGATAATTCTTCGCACTTTTTTGAAGGTATTTGAGCAACGGATGGGAACTATAAATTTCTGCAGTATTAAGCGCAAGAACTTCTGGTGTCGCCTTAACTATCGTTTTGCTTAACATTTTTTACCTCCCCCTAAGCCGTAGCTTTTCTGAAATTAGCCCAAACAGGATCGCTCTCGATATTTACATGCCAATTCGCGACCTCCGCAGTATCAATTACCCCTGCCGTGATCGCAGTCGCATCAATATCATTCACACCATCCATTAGCACTTCATATCGCAAAAACCCAACACACACTAGCACATTTGTGTAGACGATATATTTCCCACCACTCAAGGCTAGCGCTAGCAATTTTGGTATGGTTTTTGATCCGCCATAAACCTGTGCAGCTGCAATAACCCCGCTGCTAGTCCTGTCTACCTGGTAGATGCCATCCGCTTCATATCTCTGTTCCCTCAGATTTATACTGCCCACGTTAGACCTCCATTCCCTGTTCGCGCATCGACTTCATTTCATCTGCAGGTGTGGTTTTGCCCGTTTCTTCAGCACTTAGCTGAATTTTTTTGATTGGAAGCGATTTGGCTACTAATTTTCGTTCTTTTATTAAATAAGCTGCAAACTGTAACTTACTTTCTCCCGAAAAAGCAGACAATTTTTTCAACTCGGCTTCTGAAAAATCCCCAGATAAAGTCTTCACTGCCCTATCTATGCTTTTCTTCACAGATTTAGCAGAAAACTCTACGCCCACAGCAGCCTTATCGTCCTCTTTAGGAGCGTCTTTTTCCTCAGGCTCTTTTTCGTCCCTTAAACTTTCCACTGCCTTCTCAAGGACTACAACCCGCTCCGTAAGAGCCTCTACAAGCGCAACAATCTCCTCAAGGGTAGGTTGATCCTCAATCTCTTTTTCTTCGTCCTCTATCGGTATTTCCTTGTCTGGCATAATGCCCCCCTTTTTTTGACTTAATTTATTCAAATCGTATTCCCTTGTTATGTCATTTATCCCCGCATCAGCTGGCGGGACAATCCCCAGCCAATCGCAACACAACAAACGTAACCGCCCATCATATCTGAAGTTACCAATCACCACGCTTCTGTTTGTCCACCGCTTTTTTTTGAAGATCGCATCCCCAACCTTTAGAGGAATGTATTCAACATCTCCATATAATTGATGTCCTGTTTGACTTTTCTCAACATACAACCTGGTGATGAGACCCGCATGCGCAAGCCCACCGCTATGCAGTATATCCTGAGTTCCATGCCCGATCCCCATCGGAACAGTTGCCGTGCTTGCGTTAGCAATGCTTACGAGGTCCTCACGCTCATATACATGTCCGTTATGGGTCCCCGTGCTAAGCAGCGGCAAACGCCCACAAGTCCAATAATCGGCGTGTCTAACAGGCTTGTTCTCTATATTCTCGCGCTGAAAACGCAATTGCCATTTTTGCTCTTTTTCTCCGTGTTCAAAAACCTGCTCAACACCCATAATCGCAGCCCGAAGCGCTTCCTTCGCACTCGCCTGCCTGCTCAGCTCGCTTTCATATAAACTTTTGTATAAACTCTCTGCACTAAATTTCATTTTTGAATGTCTACCTGCTGAAAATGTATTCCATCCTCCAAAACTTCCTCTATTGATACCATACTCAACATACTTCTGCAGCCCGTGTGAAGAGGCGGTCTAATTTCGTCAATGCGGGGATCGTCGTATCTGTAATACCCCCCTGAAAGAGTCTCACAAACATCAGTCTGACGCCTGTCCTCAACCCCAATAAATTCGCATCCTGGAACGAGATCAGCGGGTAAGTATTTTCGCCTATACGCGTCCTGTTCCAGTTCTAGAAAACGCGTAAATTGTGTACTAGACATCGTATTCGCTCTTTGAAGCGAAAATCTCGCGCCGAAAGCCCGTAACTCCGCTGGTGTCAAGCCCTTAGACGCCTTCTCGGCTGCCATGCGCTGGAAATCCGCAGCGCTAGCATAGACAAGGTTTTCGTTCTCACCAAGATAACGCAAAAAATAATCCCTACCAAGACGCTTACCGTCTTGGGTCCGCAACCACGCAGACATCGTTAGCGGGATATCTCCTGCCAGTTCTTCTGTCATCGGAAGCCCGAACCTCATAGCAAGAACCATGCCAACTTGACGCGCAATCCAAAGCCGCATGCAAGTCAAGACTTCAGATAGGCTCTTATTGATTTTTTCCAGAGCGCCAACCTCCGCAAAATAGACAAGCGCTTGCTTTTTCATCCTATCCGCGATCTCAGATTGATAGGGATCCTGTCTTCTCATTTCCTCATAACGGTTCTGAGCCCATTTCCGACCCCTTAACTTTACACTCAATTTCTGCAACTTTTCCACAGGGGGGGTAGGTGCGATTTCAACCACGCTGCCCGCTGGCAATCCCAACGCCATAGAAACAACACCAGCATCAACACGCCAGCCCGCATTTTTCGCTTTCACATAATTATCCATTTTCTCACGCCTACTCACATCAGGCAGCTGCCAGTCTATGGACAGTTTGCTACCCATTATTCCCAGACTCTCCAAATATGGCTTGAAAACCTGAGCTATCAGTTCCTTTTCCAGTATTTTTGCATAACTCGATATAATGTTTTGCATAATTGGTTCTTGTGCTAAAGCTTGCGCATACGTTCCATATTTACTTTCCATGATCAGACTCGTGCTGCCTATGATACCCCGTGCCTGCTGTCGTGCAAATAAATCGATAAGGTCTTGCATTAATGTCGGCTGCACAGACCCCAGAGGGAGAGCACTAGTTTTGAGCCCGTCGGGAATCCCAACGTTGAAAAGCTCCTCTATCCCTGCCATATCCAAAAGATAGCGTTCCTTTTCTGCCTGATCTACCTGTAGATACTCCCCGTCCTTGCCCATTACGCGCTCTGTCATGAGTCGGGGTATAGCCAGCTTTTTAGTGTAAATCTCAGCGGCTTTCTGGACGTTCTGACGGCTTTGGAACGGCTTAAAAATCGGTCTAAAAACAGACATACCCCAAAGACAGCGGGGAAGCGAAACCCCTCGCAAAATCAACAATCTAGAAAGCGGAACGTAGTCAACAGACCGCTCTTTTCCGTCTACTACCACCTCATAAGTCCCCGTCATCTGCTGCCAAACCACGCCAACGGGCTCGTATTCGTCAGTCAATTCAAAACGCGTTGGCGTCGGCAATAGACGCAATCCCTTGCAGATCGGATTCCCCGCTGCATCGGCATCCCAAAGAATCTCACTAAAAGACGTTCCACAGATCAGAGCCCATCTAAACGCGTCTCCAATCCCCGTTAGCAAGTCTCCAGCCGTCTCTAGTAGCCTCTCTATCGCCCCATGAGGTGCACCCCGCACTATCATCCCGCCACTGACAACATAAGAAACCAATAAGTCAATTAAAATTTTGCTTAAAAAATCGTCCTTATACATATCCTCATAAACCGTTTCACCATATTTCACTTGATTCGGGTCAAGCGCTTCCTTCTGCAAATTCTCTGAATCCACGACCTCCACAGATGCCCTGTAAGCCTGCATAGCTGCCAATTTACGCTGTATGGACGGAAAAAACATCCCAACATATTTACTGCGCGTGGTTTTGCCTAAAAGCTTTTGTATGAATTTCACCTAACTACACTATATATTCCCCTTAATCCTGTCAACAGGAGAACACATTTACTCGCGCAGGCGAAACATACTCGCTATGTTTCGATCTCTTCCCTGCCCGCAAATACAGAATCCCCTGCGTAATCGTGTCCACTATATCATCATGCTCACCACGTGGAAACAACAGCAACTCATCAACCGCTTCCGTAAGTCGTTGATTGACAAGGACTTGACCAGATTCAAAAAAGGGCAATACCATGTTAACATAATATATCTTGTTATGCTGCTTACCCACGCCCTTGACAGGTAAATCCCACTGCTCCCTATAGTATTGCACGCCCAGTTTTAGGGTCATCACGTCCTCTATTACCGCTATCTTAAGCAGACGGTGTCGGTCTATTAGCTGCTGACCTAGCATAGCACTCTCCCGCAGACTATCCCAACGCCCACGCAGCATGTCCATAATGTAATAGCAGCCGTCCTTACCCTTGCCGATCACGGTCATAACGGTATAATCCGCGGCTTCACTTTTCCCAGCCGCTATATCCACACTAAGAATTGAATACTCAATGTCCACAGGAACGCTCTCATCGTAAGTCCTTATCCACTCAGGCTTGATCATATACCCCCCTGTGTTATGGGGATTCATTTGATATTGACAGGCAAATATGGCGCTCCCCAGTGCTTGCTTTTTGTCCGCTAGGAATTCGTCAGACAAAATCGCTGGGTATCTGCTCTTACCCTGTTCATTATAGATATCATGAGCGTAATCATTACCAGGCAAGCCTTGTCGCATTAACCTGTGATACTCATCCGCTACATGGTAACGAGTGCCATAATAAAGACGCTGCGACTTCTTCCAATCTACTAGCGTAGGGTATATCGTGGTCGCCAAACGATACCGCAGAGCATCCCTCTGGGCTCTGGTCTGGCTATTCTCATTATCCACTATATCGTCAAGGTCGAGAAACTCAAAATGCTTCTGAGTCCACTGCCCCGTCAAGCCCGCGCCCCAGACCGTCGGCTCGGTCTGCATGCTATCACGCCGCGCTATCGTCCATAATTCCAGATGCTTGCTGCGCTCCGCATCGAAAACGCCTGGAAAGATCGCATTGAGTTTCTTGTTGTTTTCCCATTGATGTCGCACCTGGTCTAATATCATGGCAGCTTGGCGCTCCGTATCCGAGCACAAGCCCTGTCTAGCCAATGGATAGTGTAGCATCCTATAGACCCGTATAGCCGTCCCTAGCACAGTCTTGCCAGAGCCGCGTGCTCCCAGACAGACATAGGCACGGGCATCCCATAGATCATAAAGCATGCGCCTATGTTCAGGATAAAATGTAAACTGCGGAAACAGAACATCCGTCAGAAGCGTCCATAACCCGTCAGGAGCGGTCAGTATGTATTTGGCTAGGGATTCATACCTATTTTTCATTTGGCACTCTCCCTGTCCACTATTTTTACCATGAGCGCCTGTAATTGTTGATCAACCTTAGGGTCGATCACCACAGTGTTCTGGATATTGACGACATCACGCAGGTTCTCGCCCAATCCTGGTGCAAAGAGTCTAAAATACATCTCGATAGCCGCAAGAGCTGCCTTATCGTTGCCTTCTTTAACCACGGTCATTAGACGATCGTAAACGTCTACGATGTCGTCCGCTGCCCGAAGGCTTAAACGCATGGTTGCCATGCTAACGGCGCGCCTGGACTGCTTGAGCCTGATCTCCTGAGCCATGATCTCAATCGTGGGATCGTTAGACAACCAGATACGGAGAGTGCCATAGGAAATCCCCAGCCCCTGCGCAACCTTATTCTGATCGTTTTGCATAGCTAATCCCAATGCGATCCGTTCACGTTCATTTTTCGTCGCCTTTGCCAGATACTGGTTCTTTTCTGCTTTCATGTTTTACCTACCTTTTCCAGGTTTGTGTCTATAAAATCCTGTTTTCACACCTATCCCCCCTATAGCCTAGCCTATACCCCACTGCCCCAAAAACTGCTGCCTAGTAAGGAGAACCACCAAAAAAGAATGCCGACCACTTCCAGAACCTGTTGGCAGCCATAGAGTTACAGGAGAATTTCGCGTAATATGAACACCGAAGTGGCTAGTAAGGTTTTCGGTAGAACCTGTTGGCAGCCAATGAGTTACGCGAATGTGGGCGGCATTTCTCCAAAAACACCAATGTTAGTGTATTTTTATATCGGCTAATAGTCACTTTTAGACAATTCATATTAACCCCCCCTGTGCCATCTTATACACTATATACCATACTAGGTTTACATAATATATTTTACTAGTATTCATGATTTCAGTAGTATGCCATACCAGATTAAATATAACTCTTTACTATGCAAGGACTTAGCCCAGATTTTCTTACTAGCCATTTTTTTATTAAGTCCTTCCCCTAAATCGTTGTATAGCATGGAGTTACACACCGTGGTCGGCATTAATGGTCGGCATTTTCCTTACTAGCCACTTCCCTAAGCCTTTGCACAGCAAGGACATACCCCACCTGGTGAGCTTTTTTGCACCTTTAGAAATCGGGTTCAATAAATTCCTCATTTTCTTGGTCATTTTCCACAATTTCCTTATTCTGGGTTATTTGCACAGTTTTCCAAATTATCCCCATCACGTATTTGGCTCTTTTCCCGTTCATTTGCACTCGTTTTATTCGTGCATTTTTCCCACATTCAAGCAACTTCCTGGTAAACCAGGCAATTTCGATATCCTTAGAAGAATAGCTCCTAAAATCTGCATAGAGATCATCACATGGGATACCTGCGCCTTCGCCGTCCTCGAGATTATCCAGAAACCAGTCTAGCACTGGATTATCCCGACTGAGGGCGATCATGGTATGCTCTTCATTGTCTTCGGGGTTTGCCCAGCCGTTTTTGAGAAGGTCAACATAGCCCGCTAGCGCCTGGTTAAGGATTCCTGGCAGTTCCTTTTTGATTTCCGTGATGATTTTGGTTTCCATGATTTGCTCTTTCTCAGCCCTGAACCGATGTGGGAAATAAATGATCTGAATACGATCCCTCATGGCTTGCTGGCTGAGCAGATACTTGGGTAGCGAGTTTGCAGTGCAAACGATCTTGGCATGGTTTTTGAATTCTGTGGACATAGCATATAAGGCGCGTCCTGTAATTACGTCGCCGCCGACCAGAGCCTTTAGGAGTTCGGTATTTTCCAGGCGCTTGCTAGGCAGCTCAGGGGAAAAACACGTGGTCATGTTATGCAGTCGGATTACTTCGCGCTCCTCTTCCAGCAGCTTATTCAGCGAAACATTCACACAGTTCTTGCCCAATATGGTTTGCATGATATGAACATAGGTGCTCTTGCCCGTTCCAGCGCCGCCGAGCAAGACAAAGAACTTCTGGAATTTCGTGCTTTTCACGAGACACAACCCGAGCAACTGGTTTAAGGCGCGGTTTTTTTGTGAGTTACCCCCAGCCAATCCGTCAACGATCTTGTTATAGTAGTGAGCTTTGGCTCGAGAATTATATTCTATATCTATCCCCGCAGTGTGAAACTGCTCTTTTTCTTGCTGATTTCGTGTAAATGTCCACTTATTGTTAACAATGCGCAGAATCCCGTTGCGAACCACAACCGTCTCGGGATGCGTGGGCAACTCGTTACGGGCTATATGATTCTCCATGCCAGCTAAGATAAGCATACGCAATCGGTCTAACCAGGTGTCAGAAAATTGATAGAGCAACATCTCTTGGGACAGCATGGTTTTCAGATTGTCGGTTGAGTAAGGTTGCCAAAAGTTGGCTTGTTCTGAGAATTTATACGTTGTATTGGGGTTGTTCATGGAAATAAGTTCATTTTTTCGCATGATTTCAAGCGCCATACGGATTATGGGTTTAAGTGAGCGCTGTTTTTCCACCTGCTTAGCCGCGCTCTGCACTAGCGCCTTGACCTCGCTATCGGGGAGCGGTGGCTTGTTTGTCTTGTGGTTTTCTGCCCGAATCTGGGCAAGGACAATATCTATGCCAAGAGAAGCGGGTGGTTTGAGCAGATCTTTAGCACGCCCAAACAGGAGCTTGTTTCGCTTGCCTTCTGTTACGTTTATTTTGGCACACTTTTTGCGAACTGGAAAGCTGCGAAAATGATAGCGTTCTGTGTGCTGTGTCCATAGCGTGGTATCCACCCCGCGCTTGTGGTTGCGCGATCCGGGCAGGCGCAAAATACGACTGGAGTTGCGGACGCTCACGTCCACGTCCATGTCAGTCTGATCAAAGATCGTGCCAAGAATGGGGTATAGCGTGGAAAAAAGGTAGTCAGTAGCCTGTTGCGGAGTGAGTGCAGCGCGTAACAGCCAGATCGCCTGTATCCCTGCGCCAGTGTGTAGGATATAGTTCGGGGTTGGCACGTCTTCGTCTTCTATGATTAAATTGCCATAGTATAATGCAGCACCTGTATCAATTGGTTGGTGTCCAGCACTGTCTATATCGCACCACAGCGAAGTAATCTCATGGACGTCTATATCTTTGCCCCCTGAGTATGGATTGCTTGGCAGGACAGCCCTTCTGTTGACGCCATAATAGACATTCTTTTTTGAAACTTCAAGCCAATTATTGATTAACCACTGGTTGCAGATTTTAGGCGTTTTAAAATAAAATTGCTCACCTCGCTGAAAATGTCCTTCACGCATAAAAGCAAGCTCTATATAACCCTTAACCTGCGCTGGAAAAACGTTCTTTAAAAATTGCGTATATTGTGTGTCTTCCATTAGAGAATTCCTTAAATGTTGACCAAAAAAGACAGACAAGTTTCTATGATGAGCTCCAGTTCCCCGTTGTTTTTCATTACCCCCTGCGTTATATGTCTTAAGCGGTATACGTATCCGTAGGCGTGCTTTAGATTTTGGCACGGTTCTTGCTTGTCTAAATTTATTGGCGTTAGCCAAGTTTCTGCAGTCCGCAGGCAGCAAGCGGCTACCTGTGCGCATTCTGATCGCGCCATTTTTTTCAACGCGCCTTGATATTTATTTTTATCCATTCTAATGCACGCGTTAACAAATTCATCAAGCTCAATTAAAATAATGCCTAAAGACATCTCAACGGAGAGGTGCTCATCGGGATGCTTCGCTTTTGCATGTTGTAATTCTTCCCTAATTAACGCTTTGGCTTGTATTTCGTTCATTGTGCACTCCTTTGTTTTGCCAACTGTTCCACCGATTCTTTCGTGTAGTATGGTTTTCCAAACATGAACACGCGTACCAATATGCCATCAAGGATTAACTGGGATAGATTCCGATAGTCAATATGGGTTAAGTGTTTCATCTGTTTAGAGGTATAGCTCTGATCGCGTATTTTTTTAATTCTTAATGCTTCTTTATGTGGGATTTCCCAACGCTGTTGTAAATAATTAAATTTGGCGTCCAGCTCGTAGGTCACCGCGCCGTCTAGCCCCACATGATAATAATGCAGCCAAATCCTTGTTCGTGCTTTTCTAATTCCTATTAGCTGGCTAAATTGTTGGAGCGTGAGCATTTTTGGCATGGTTTTTGATTCCATCTTTTTTCTCCTTAAATTAGTGTTTCCGCTTCCGCGAAGACATCTCCACATATGATATAGTTTTCCATTGGTTTATTCATTTCAGGATGCTAACGATTATATCGTTTTCCCTTGAAAACGTGCATTCTGGCTTGGCACGGTTCTTGACCTGGAGCAGCTTCTAAAAAGTGCCCAAAACGATGACGCTATAGCGTGGTTTGCGAACAGAAACCCTGCAACCCGTTGAGACACAATCCCTTGCGCAGCAATAACGATATATCGTGGTTTGCGGGGTCTTTTGCTGTAACCCACTACAAGCCAAACGCTTACGAAACAGTAACGATATATCGTGGTTTGCGGCTTTCCGATGACGCTATAGCGTGCTTTGTGTTTTTTGGTTCTATAAGCGGGTTCGCAAGGGGTTTTAGAAAAATGCCGCCATAACCCCTTGCCTACTAACAGGTTATGGCATGCGCGAAAGAAAGTTGTTTTCATGCATAGAAAAAGTGCCCGCAAACCCGCATGGCTTCGTGGTTTATATAAGCCCGTAGAATGATTTTCTAATGTTATGGTATTAGAAAACGGACAAACTCGCTTAGCGTGGGTTTTTGGGCTGCTTACGGGCTTTTGGGCTTTTTTGGTGCAAAAGAGTTTCGGCACGGTTTTTGTTACCACTACAGAATCCCTTCCAATTTCAACGCCTCCCGCAGTTCTTTCTCCATTGCCAAAAATTCATCTGGACTAGAACTATATGCAACGTTTGCGCAATAATAGTCCAGATAACATCCGATGCCCGTTAGATCGGCAGTCAATGCTCCCAACGAACGGAAGCCGATTGGGCACACATCATGATTCGCAAAATACAACCAAAACGCGTATCCCATCTCTTTATCATTTTCTAGTAGAATTTCGCAATGCTTTTTGGCGAGAGTTTCAAATAAATCAATCCACTTTTCGGTCTTATTTTTTGTTACCATTCTGGATACTCCTTTCGGTTTTTCAATTCTTTTAGGATACGATTTTGGTTCTATTCATTATTCACCATGCCTTGCTAATAGTCATATTTGGATGTTTTCCTATCCATTGTTGCTCTTTTAAGAATTTAGGCGTCTCCATTATTCACTCTCCTTTGATTCGAAATATTCACATTTGGGGTTACCGTTCTTAAGCCATTCCTTATAATACATGCAATAGAGGCGTAAATTCAAAAATTGTGCAAAAGTGCATGCTGCACATTTCCAATTCTTAGATGTCGTTTTCATTATTCATTTCCTTTCTTTTGGGGTGTCTTCGCTCCCCATGCGTTTTTTTGATTGTATGCGGAAAAGGAAGTCTATCAAAACCCTTCTGAGCGCACTCAACGCTATGTAGGCGTGTTTTACATTCTCGGGCGTGTAGCACTCGGTCTGCATGTGGGTTGTTCCCCAGCATACACATTCACCTTTTTCATAATTTCTACAATTCCAGCATCCGTTACCCTTTTTCTTCATTCTTCCTCCCCCTTAGCGCATCAGCGCGGTTATAACAAAATCTATGCCAAACTCTAGAAACAACCATGCCCCCCCGCAGCCTAGTGCGATTCCGACCAACACTCCGATCAGCAGCGTGGTCGCAGTGCGCTTGCGCAGGTTCATACCTCCCACCCCTCAGTCAGCTCATAGATCCAATAGCCCATCTCGTCTTTCCAGCGGCGCACCTCCCCGCGCTTGTGCATGCGCTTTAAAAGTGCTCTCAACACAGACATGCTTAAGTTCTCGCAATGATACCACAGCCCACGTAGGGTTACCCCCCCCTCCCCAATCAGCGCTGCGTTGTTCATATGGTTACGGACTGTTTTTCTTGCTTTTGACATTTTTTTCATTATCTTATCTCCTTTTTAAAACAATGTAAAATTCTCATTAGACATGTTTTGCACTTCATTCCATTCAGAAACCCACGCCGCGATTTCGCGTCTAAAATAGATACCCACTACAGACCTATGGCATTCATTGACATTTTTCTCATGGCAAAATAGAAACAATTTGTCAACGTCTAACCGCAATATATGCTTGACAGACATAATAGCTTCAGTATCAATCAGTTGTTGCATAAAGCGCCTGCGAAAAGAATCACCTAAGCCATGCTGCTTACCATATTTTTGTAGTCGTTTACTGGGCATCAACTGAACTAACTCAGGGATCGCAGCATAGTCTGGAGTGTATCTTGCTATGCTGTATTTTAGGGCTTTGGGATATATCTTTTGAATTTTGTCAAGCAACCCAAAATAGCTAGTGTAAATTATCATTTTTGCAATTCCTTATTTTTTTTAACCTTTTTCCACCGAAGTGTTACTTTGTCTACCATTTCTTATTCTCCTTAGTGCATTAGCACGTTTATAATGTAATTTCAACATTTTCCAGGCTAACTCATTGGCTATCATGCGGTTGCCCGCTAAGTAGATCGGCATGCCATACTTTTTTTGCCATAAATAGACTGTTCCGATTACCGAATGGGTGTGTATATGAGATATATAGTTATGATCTAAAACATCTTCCCATGACCCCTCAATAATACATACCAGCATGGTTTGGCTTTCTTGCGCACGTTCATATTCACGGGCAAACCTGGCACGGTTTTTGCCTATAGATTGACAAAAATCATCAAGTGTTTTACGTTCAATTGCCAGGTCTAGATAGTCAGCAAGAGCATAATCCCCGACGTCTAGCTTGCGGATTTCTACAACAGCTTGCGGAAATTCCCATGCCAACTGCTCCCTAGTGTCCACGATGATTTTTATGCGCGGGGGCGTAACCCCCGCAGTATCAAAGAGTTGGCTCATTCGAAGGCAGCTTGAATAAACTGTTCCAAGAACTTACCTACTAGCATTTGCTCTTTTGCGGCTTCCTCTTTGATTTTATATCTAGTTTGGTCAGAACATGGAAAACTCATCATTTTAATCTTTTGTGGAATATTTTTCATTTTTCACCTCCCCTAAAAAGGGTCTACGGAATAATTTTCTTGCTCGTTAACCATCGGGGTAGCTGATCGTATATATTTATTCACAAAGTCACCCTTTTGTTTGATTTCTACTAACACATTGTATTTCAACAGCTTACCACTCTTCACTAGCGTGGGAAGTTCCTCACTTAATTTCTTAAACTTTATGTCAAATTTGCCCAAATCCCATTTAAGAAACTTGATGTATTCAGGCGCTATCGTCCATGTCTTTTGGATCGTCCCCTTGTCAGTCTGGATTAGCATTTCTAGTATATGCCAATCGCCCTTTGCAGTGGTTAAGTTCTTGAACTGCAACGAGATAGGGCGTCCTATGTATTTTCCAGGAATTTCTAGAAACGTAAACCCGTCCTCAGCCACTTCGTATTCTTCATCGCACTGTTCTAATTCATCATTTAGATATGTTGACATTCTTCTCTCCTTTCAATAATTTCTGTAAATTCTTAAAATTAAGTTCAATCTGTGGGGGCAGCTTTCCACTCCTATCTTTTGCCCTCCATTCTTTGTTTGGTTGTGTTTCGATTACGCGACTGCCATTAGATCTTACGCGTGCCAAAAAAATGAAGTCAACCTCGCCAAGCAAGCTAGTGAGCACGCTATGATGTAGGCTAGGCTCTGTTAACGTGGTTTGGGTTTTTTCGTTGCGTGTAAATTTGGCATGGGAAATAAACCACACGCCTATGTCTTGCTGTAACAACCACTTGAGAGGACGCAAAAATCCATCCTTATGCAATGCGTAGCCTTTCCCCCATTTTAGATCCCCCTGATGCTCTATTTTTTTATTCTTTAAAAACTTTTTTGTCCATAATCCAAAAAGGTTGTCAATGGTATCAACAACTAAGGTCTTGTATGGCAAGGACTTACGCCGCTCAATAATATCCTTAATCGTTTCCGTGAAGCCGTCCCATGTCGTAATAGGCATGCGATAGGTTTCTATCGGCAGAAAATCTGCGCCGCGTTCTGTTAACAGAAGTAATGCCAACGGGTTATGCGCCGCGAAGGTTGTCTTGCCAACACCGGGCTCGCCATAGAGGAATACACGGCTGGCTTCTACCTTTTTCTTAGCTCCCGTTTTGGTCGTGGGTAGGTTCATTTTCATCCTTTCTGTAATTTTTCTAAAAAACTTGTTGGTATTTTTTTCTTCCCTTTCTACATTGATAATAGTTGTCTATCAAGTTTTGAATGTTGGCATGGTTTTCTATACATAACATGTTATATTGGCACGATCTGCCGTATTGCATGCATGCAGCGGGATTTTGTAGCCATCGCGCAAGATTCTCATTGTAACGTGAATTTACAAGGCTCGCAAAATGCCAGAGGTTATTTTCTGTATGAAGTAAGTCATCAAGAGTATATTGACAGTCAACACAGGGATAAGCAAGATTTTTGTTTGTATAAAATTCTGTAAGCTGTTGCCTATACTCATCATGGGTCTCGTCAGGTTTCGTTTTTCGTCCTGTTTTCCTGCGGATCTTGCTCGGTCTTATTAGGATTTGGATTTTAACAGGCAAATTGTCGCCATGTTTTTGCCAATATGCATAAGCATAAATCCTTGCTTGCCATGACCTTAGCACCTCGGCATACGAAAAATTGGCGTAGGTTTTGTATTCTAAAATTGTGAGCTGCCCTTCTATCTCCACTAGCGCGTCCAGGTAGCAGACCAGGCGTGTGCTTTCCAGTGGGATGTTTATCTCTTTTTCAACCTCTTTTGTTTCATAATAATGGGAATAACCCGCAATCATTGTTTCTGCAAGGATTTTTTGCTCTTGCGTCCATTCTGGACAGACTGCTAACTTGTTGCCTTGCAACGCGTTATGGATTACTTTCCCAAACTGGAGAGCAAACGCCTCTTCCTGCTCGCGCAATTCTATCCTTACTATCTTTTGCCAATAATACTTACGCGGGCACAGCAGGTAAGTATTAAGACTATTTGCACTGATCGTTATTTCGTCCATTCCTTACTCCTTTCTAAGTTTTGGTTCTGTTCACTGTGTGCGTTTTTAAGCCCGTAAATAATCGCCCACACGGGCTTAACGCCATTGACCTGGTGCCTATGCATGGCTTAATCCGTTAATGCCTTATAGCAATCCCTGCAATATATCATGCCATACTTACTTTTTATGTCTTTTGGCTTTAGATTGATGCCGCACTCCGCACAGTGCTGCGTGGTTCTTTCGTCCTCTTTTGGCAGTCTCATTTTTTCAACCAGTAATATACGCAACTATGTATATTAGTATTCTCTACAAGAATGTTTTTGATTTCTTCCTGGTCAACTCCCGTGCTAAGGGACAGCTCCTCTAACGTCTGGTGTCTCTGTTCCAGTGCCTTGAGCACTTTTTCTGCATTATTCATTTCTGCTCCTTCCATTTATTCCAATAAAAAAACCCCTAAACCTGCTCAATGAGCGAGTCTAAGGGGCAGTGCACGTTGTTTTATGTGGCGTTGCTCACCACTGGTATAGCCCTATCTAAGTAAACAATCTGGTTGACTGGTCAAAAACGAACCAGTCCTTCCCACCTCCCTTCAGGACTCCCTTGATGTAGCCCTTGTTTATTGATATTTTTACTACTTCTCGCTGGCGATCTATCCGCCAGCGTTTGCCATTTTTTGCCAAAATCCAGACGTGAGCGCCAATCACGCCTCCGATCTTGGCGTATTTATCCCTCATATTTTCCACCGCAGTGCCCTGCGCACCGCGGTCAAGCTAGTGCTCTGGCGCACTAGCTCTAGTCTGCAGCGGGTCTGTAGACTCTCCAAATCTGAAGTGTAATAATAGCGTCTATCTCCTGACGCTATCCTGAGATCCCATCCAGCGGGAATCTCAGAATTCCTACAAAAAATATCTCCCAAGACAGGCAATAATGCCGTCTTGAGAACTCTCTCATCTCTGGTCCGGGGGTGATAATAATAACACATCCCCCGATCGTCTAGATCTTCAGTGCGCCGTCCGCACCTTTTACATTTCTTCATTTTCTAATCCTTTCTTGCTCCCTCGAGCGAGGGAGCGTGTATGGTAAAAACTAACCTACTGCATACCCCGAGCAATGCACAATCCCGCGCATGCTATCGGTGGGTGCAGTGTCTAGTATGGCATAGACTCTCTCGTTTACTGCTTGTGGAGCTCCTGAGTTTTGCACAGTGTGAAAAATCTCAGCACGGTCAACCCGCATGATGCTCTCTACATCATAGCCTTCGGAGATCAGACATCTAATAATGATTCTTGCTTCCTTATCTATCTGTTTTTTGTTCATTTCAGATCCTTTCTTGCTGCCCGTGAGGGCAGCGTGCATACTGGTTTCCAATTCTATGTCTTCTACTTTTTCAACTTCATTCATGATTCTCTCGGTTGCGTTCATTTCCAGTCCTTTCTTGACCCCTCGCCTTGAGGGGTCTTTCATGTGATTAACAACTAAACTATCTCTCCATAGGCATAACAAAACTTAACCCCTTGCTTGCTCCATATTTTACCAGTGCCGCTCACCCTGAAATCCTTAAAACGAGTGCTGCCATTGACAGAGCCATATTCTACGGAAATGGTGGTGTTTTTTCCAGGTTTTACGCGAGAGCATAAAACCCTGTATCCATCTTTGAATTCTTTTGCAATATATCTTTTTTTAGATGGAACTGGAACATGAACAGGAGATGAAAAACCAAAATCCTGGTCTTCCTTTAGCCATTCTCCATAACTTTGGAGCGGGCGCCCCAAACTATCCACTTCAACCGTCTCTTGATATTCCTGGTATCTCTTGTTCATTCTAAGTCCTTTCTTGACCCCTCGCTTGAGGGGTCTTTCACTTTCTTTTACTATATATATGGTAATATACGCGGTCTATTTTGTAAAGGACTTTCTTTATTTTTTTTGCTTTTTTTAAGATTTATTTCATTTCCCCTAAGCCCTTAACAGTCAACGGATTACAGAAACGAGCAACCGCTTTATTCAATAAGAAATAACGAAAAACCACTTTTATGTCTTGCATTACGGCAATCATGAACTAGAGAGCATAAAAAAAGCACCTGGAAACGCGCTCTTTTTTTGCAGTTGATTTTGCCACTAAAGACAAGGTAACCCCTTACTGTCTAATGACTTGCGGGGTTTTCCTTATGAATTGCTTTACCTGTTCGTGTGAATTGCCTTGCTGTCAACAGGTTACACAAAAACTCCCCTAACCTGCGCAGCAGCAAGCGGTTACGGGAAACTTCATTTTTGACCTGCGAGTTATCCACAAATAAAGGGTTTCAGGCGCTTTTGCAAACCTTGCGCATTTTGAGGGTTTTTGTCATTTCAAAGATGACGGTATATCGTGGTTTGCAGCGAGTTTTGTGCTTGATTGCGCACTCCTAAAAATCCAAAATAAGGACGTCAAAAAAACAAGGTCTCTTTACCCTTAGAATCTTTTTTTAAACGCTTAAAAGGGCTGTCTATAAAGGCAAATAGAGCACGCCCTTTTTTACACTGGCATCTGTGTATCAAAATATCTTTTCATGCCCGTGTTGACCTGTTTCTGTTCGTTGCCATAACTCGCTGTCTATCAACATGTTAGCGGATATTTGCAGCAAAAAAAGCTTTTTTTGCCTTCTTTGTCTTTTCCCACAAAAAAAGAGATAGCCGCAGCTCGTTGACAGGTAACGAGTTACGGCATCTCTCCTTTCTTAAGGGATATGCTAAAGGACGTTGCCGATTTTCATCATAAATTCTGCCGTGCAAAGGTGGTAATCCCCTAGCGTTGCTGTCCCCGTGTTGGTTATGCAAAATTGTAGCCGATCCCCCGCAGACAACGGTATAGCGAGCCCCGTGGTGGCAACGGTATAAATTTCTGCCGCCGCCCACAAAACGAATAGCCCGCTAGGCGCCCCATTGATATAGACTTCTATTTGCACTTTTTCGCCTAGCCCAATAGATGGATCGTTTCCGTAAACATTAGCAGCTAGATTATTGACGCGCCTGTTACGACTGCCCCCCCAGCGCACGCCTAGTCTCCAGAGTTGCCCAGATTCAGGCACGATATACGCGTCCTCGCTACTATCTCCACCGATCGCTGTGTAATCGTTTGTGGATAGTCCCGTGCCAAAAGTGCCACAAACTACCTGAGGATATATGTTTGCTGAATTTAGTTTTGTTTGAGAAATCGCTGCAGCTGCTATTTTTGGCTCAGTAACATTCAAGGCAAGTATTTTTGGCGTGGTTATAATATCATCTTGTAGATGAGCAGTCTCAACTGAACCAGGATATATGTCGTCAAGCCCATAAACACATGAGCTTAAATCATGTCCAGCCGTTGACCCGTCTCCCTTACCAATCAGCGTGATTGTTGCATTAAGTCCCAAAAGTAATCTATAATCAGGAAAAACCTTAATTCCAGGCGGATTCATCAGATTTTCTATTAATCCAGTGGGGAAAGTTGGCACGGCATCGTAATCCTTGAGTTCTATTTCAGCTTTTCTAGCGCCACCACAATCTTGCGATATGCTAGTGCGCCATACATAGAGGGTCCCACCATAGTTTATTGAGATCTGTAGCCGATCTCCGAGCTCGAAGAAACCCGCCAATAGAACCGTCCAGCGCGCTGCCGTGAGTTTTGAATTACCATAATTAACAGATCCTTCTGCGAGATATGTTGCATCATTACTTTTTATTGTCCGCTTGCCTACAGATAGCGCCAAATCTTCTATATTGCGGTTGACCTGATCCGCGTCAATAGCGTAGTCTTCACTGGGAGTCGCCGGAGTCGGATCATTCTCAAACCACCACGGGACATAGTTTCTTGCTTTTTGCGTCATTATTTATCTCCTTTTGCGCATTGCGCGTTTCGACTCGCTGACAGAACGGATCTTCGTGTGTTCAAAACCTGGTATGCTGCGCACCTCTTTTGTCTAAAGACAACACTATATCGTTGTTTGTCCAATAAATCCTTGCGCATTATGTTCCCCAAAAGGCGCGAATGTTGTCTATCTCTATGTCAGTCAAGCACTTATGGGCAAGCCCTATTTTCTCTATAATTGGTCTAACTGCGGGATTGGCATTACAGCCGATTATGTATTTCCTACTTCCCGCCGCTGGAAAATCAAACGCGGTAGAACCAATCACAAATGAATAGTTCCACGATCCTGCTCCTAGTTCGTGGACATCTATCATGAGCGCTCCCGCTGAAAAGTCCATGCGGACACAAATATCAGACCAAGTTTGGGGCATGAGAATAGGTGCTGTATCCCTACCTGCCCATGCAGCGGATCGCCAATAACTAGTTCGTAGCAAAGAATTATAAATTACTTGTTGAAATGCGCCCAATGCGCCAAACCCCTGAGCCTGGATCGTTACGTCGGAGCTAGTCTTAGTACGAATTAACCAGGTGAAATCTTGCGCGTCTGCACCAAGAAAAAATACCCCATCAACCATATTCATAACGGACGTCCACGCACCCGGTATATAATAACTACTTGCATTATTTGTTCCAAAAGGTGCATTATAGCCATCGGTCAATATATTATATGCATTTCCAGTCGTTAACGGATTATAACGTCCATGCTTATCGTAATATCTAACATTACCCGTAGTATCATCTCTTATCTGAATAATACAATCTAACGCTGCCTCGGCTCGCTCATGACAGACACACGTGCCCCAGGTATATAGATTTGACGTGCCAACTTCTGTAAAATACCCTAACCTGTAGCCTGTCAACGGGTTAACAGGATCGGGCACAATAGTGGTGTCAATCGGATAAAGCTGTGTAGCAATTAAGTCGAGCGAGACCTGGTGGCCAACCAAAACTGAATTTAAATAGTTAAATTCAACATTTTCAACATAGACCTTATACCCTAGTTGACTGTTTCCAGTGGGGTAAAAGGTGAGCACGCAACTCGTTGCTAGCCAATAGTTTATGATGATGCGTAGATTGGTCTGGCTCTTGGGATCGGACAGATAGCTGTCCTCTATTACGCGATAAATATCAAAAGCGAGCCCCCAAGCGGGACGCCAGCCCAGCGGAAAAGCTCTAATAGAGCCGTCGACATAAGTTACAGGGTCAGCTTCCCAAACGATTTCCCCATTGTCTGAAATTTTAGCATATTTTAACCGCACCCCCCCCCCCGCGACTCCAGGCTGTATATCTCCAGAGGCATCAAGATAGCCCGTGCCCCAACATAGCACTGGATACCCTACGCCCCCGTATACTGATGTATTAGGATACATTTTGCCCTCCTTTTGCGCAATCTTTTTTGCCCTGTTTGGCTCTATACCTACATCTTCGCATAAATTCCTTGCGCATTATTCCTCATTCCACTCGCGCCTAAAATATTTATGTGCGGTAATGTGATCAACTTCTCTGGTCATTTCATGATCATAGGATACGATCATATATTGTGTTCCCTGCCAATATATTAGCGAACCTATTTGAATGTTGTCGTTATGACATATGGTAATTTCCAACTTTTGAAGCCAAACCCTAAGCCATTCATACCATAATTCTCCAATTGAAGATGCCAATAAAGCCGAATCAATATACTCTCCATACACTGAATGGGCAACTTCTTCTTGATACGCTATCGGAGGCGCAACTGGATAACGCCATTGACCCATATCAATGTAATCCGCTATAGCACCTGTATCATATGGCGTATATGTATAGCTATCGGTAGTCTCTAAGACGTGTGCAACTAAGGCGTTACGGGGTTTGTTTCGCGAATAGAAGTAGGCAGCACTCCGATCCCATGAGATATCTAGCCAACAACACGCCATTGACGCCATATTTTGTATAATCTCACGTAACGATTGTCCTGTAAAATTAGGCGATCTTAATACTAATGTGAATTTTCCGAGCTGCACTAGAGACACGTCAGGATCATCACTGTAATCGGCTTCCATTGACAGCGCCGTTACAAGATTCATGCCAACATTTACCCATTGACCATAGCTGTTATATGAATAAGTTTCGACACGTTGCGCATCAACGTTGCCCTGCAAATCCACACCAATAATCTCTATATACTCACTTGCCAGTTTATCCCAATAATATGTCCAGAACCGCTTATATGGCGTATCCGTTCCTGGTTTGGTCGCAGAATATGCAATACCACCATAAAGGGTATTGGAATATGTTACTTTTGTATATGTCGTGGTTGAAAAAACATATCGATAAAGATGATAACCGCCACTACGCCGAAACCATAATAGCGCAGTGTCCTCTCCCTGTGCGACCGCTATGGATATGGGAGAGCCAGAATCTCTCCTAGCATATACAGGCGTAGTGGTTATCGTGGTCAGGTCTATATCCCAAGTGTATGCATCCCCGATCCCCGTTATATAACGATCCGTGTCCTCATAGACCGCACCATATCCATATTGTTGCATCTGACCTTGCCCATAAAGCGTATCTAACAATGAGCTTCCTGGTATTTTAGTGGTAGTATTCACATAAGATACATAGACCCGTTGGGAAAAATTATCATAGGATAAATGAATGATTTTACCCGACCAATACACCATGTTTGTCAACACATGTGAATATCCAGACATCCCATAACCGCTAGAAATCACATCAGTAACAGTAGCATTTTCCAAATCAGAAACATCCATTTTTACAATATATTCACCATCGGTATCACTGGAAAGCCCAAGCCAAAGCCATTGCGTGCTGGGTTCATGCACAATACTTCGAATTTCCCAGTCCTGTGTTGATGCAGAATATGAATACCAGACATCGCCTGTGCCCTCATAAGATGCGCCACTCTGATCTTCGCAAAAGTCATAAATGCAGTTTTTGCCAGTGGGGTAATACTCGCCCTGCTCATTCACATAACACCTAAACCAGCGCATGCCAAAAAAGACATTCTCACCCACTGCACAAAACGGTTGTAAGATTCCCGCAGAATTACTAGATGCCGCGGCTGAATATCCTCGAGCAAGCGTGCTAAGCGAAGCATCGCCTTCTGTTGGCAAAGAAAGACTTATGTGTCGACCTGGCTCAGGAATCCCCAACTGCTCAAGAGCGTCGTTTATAACGGCTTTAACGGCGATATTCTTTTTCCACCGTTCCGAAATGCGAAATCGCAACTTTTTTTGACGCCAGACTTTTATGCTTAAACTACATAACGGCGAACCGCTAGGCTGCGCCTTCTCAGTAGTCGAAAAAACTTCTTTACAATAAATTTCTTGCAGATACGTGCCAGGCACTAGTATAGCATAAATAACATAATCCCCATTATAATCATCTAATCCATCTACGGTAATAATACCACCTAGATCGGCAGCCGTAAATACGCCAAAAGGTGTATCAACGGGGATCGTAATTACAGGACGCCAATGCGTCCCCGTTATGGCAATAGACCCATAACGTCCTTGCATTTCTATTGATGGCGGATCGGGCAATCCGTCAAGAACTAACGCCTTAACGCCTTCGACCTTTTGTATACCACTTACGGTATATTCTCCCTCTATCGGCGCTTCTCGTTGTGTCTTGTAGGGATCGTTTTTTAAGAATGTAACCACACGACCACGCTCTGCATGCGCACCCTTAAAATAATCTACAGCAAGATTCGGAAAAAATAAAGGCGCGCTCCCAAAGAGTTCGCCATTTATGCCATATAACTTAGCCTGGTCAAAAATTTTGTCCAGATAACGTATGCTATCGGCGTAAT